GCGAGTTCATCGCCCTGGAAGTAATCTAAGGTTGCCTTCCTAACCTGTTCTTCTGTGTACATTATCAGTTGTTCTCCTTTTTCTTATTCATAATGTTTGTTCTGTGTTTTTTATATTTTTCTTTCAAAGATTCCGCTTGCTGCTTCACGACATCGGAAGACTTCTGGGGCACTGCTCCCTGAAGGTTTTGCGTGTTAGAAACTCTTATTCTAACATTCTTTGTAGTCATGTGTATTGGAAAAGTCAGTCCGTCTGCTCCGTTCCGATTTTTCGCTATAAAAATCCTTCCAGAGTCTGTAACCTTGTCCTCATTATTTCTTGACAACGAAAATATGAAGTCAGCCACAAAGCATTTGTTGAATGCTTCTGAAATATGTTCTGTTGTGACGAGTTCTGCATTTTTACCTGACCTATTCGTTTGAGATGCTGTCCAGAGCGGACAACCGTAAATCTGTGCGATGCCTCGCATCTCTTCATAAATAGACTCTAGTTCATTTCTCTTCTCTTTTTGCATAGAAACTGGACGTAATAAATCTCCGTAATCAACGATAACTAATCCTATGTCCTCGCCTCGTCGAACCAACTTCTCCAAATGTGTCTTTAGGGTATTTGTCGATGCAGATTTTGTTGGATACTCCTTTACAATAAGGCGTCCTTCAATGTCCTTAATCTTTCCAAGAATATAGTCTTTGTTATAAACAATTTTACCTAACTCGATACCAGTTAAGCAACTGTCATATCTTCTGGCAACGACAGTATCTGCGAGTTCCAAGGTATAGTGAACAACTGTTTTGCCCTGTTTCAGTGCCTCTGCTCCAAGGTGAACAAGTGCCATAGATTTGCCAGCGCCTGTTGGTGCGATGCAGACACCGAGTTCGCCCGAGCCTAAGCCGCCGCCTGTAATATTGTCTACTGGAATCCAACCTGTGCCTACTGGATTTCTCATAGTTATCTCGAATCTCTTCTCGAAATCCTTCATATAGTCGTAACCAACTTCATTACTAGAACCTAGCGTGATAGACTCTGTGATAATCTTTGCAATCTCGTCGAAAGAAGATGTCTTAACCAAGTCAACACACTTTAGCATTGCTTTCTTTACGTTCTGCTTTCGACAAAACTCCAAGGAGGTGTCCCTAATGTATGGCGCAGATGTGAATTCAACTGGTGCTGCGGATAAGCGAGAGAAATAATCTCTTATCTGTTTTTTTGATAAATCAGTCTCGCTGTCGAGTTCTGCCCTCACTATGGTGAGCATCGTATCCCTACTTGGATGAGTACCATACTTCTCACGATAATTGCAAACGAGTTTCACGAAAGAACGGAGATACCCGAGTTCCAAGAAATCGTAATCGAATACTTCCATTATCTGATCCGCAAACACCCTATCATCTAAGATAATCTGAACCAGCCCTTCTTGAAATTTTGTACCATAGTGTGAAAAGTCTGTCTTTTCCTTCATTGCAGATGCCGCCATTTAATGTCCTATTGATTGTTGTAAAATAATACCATTATTTGCTAGAATTGTCAACACATATTCTTCTAAAAATAGCATAGAGATCAGTAAAATTGACTGTACCAAACCCATCATAAACCATCATTTTATCAACCTCAGTCTTGTTGAACTGAAACTCGAAATTGTTAATTGCATATTTTATCTTCTGTTTACCCTGAATAGAGATAAGAGGAGAATACAGTTGCATCATTTTATAGTTCTGCTCAATAATCTCTTGGTTATCCATAATTCCTTCGTGAACTTTTAATGGTTTTTCCACTTCTTCGCAGATATCTACAAGTTCTTGTAATGTATAATCTTTATCCTCTGACAAGCAAGGAAACCTCTTTGCAAGGGTGCCTAAACCTACTCCTGGAACACCTGGGAGGTTATCTGACTTATCTCCTGCAATGGCACGAGCAAGAGCAAAGTTCCTTGGGTGGATACCAAACTGCTCTATTACCCTTGGCTTGTTTAAAGTTTCTTTTTGAATAGGACGATGGATGACAGTCTCATCGTCGCACAATTGAAAAAAGTCTTTGTCTGATGAAACAATAACTTTAAACCAGCCGTCGTATCGTGAATCTTGTGCTACAAGAGAAATGATATCATCTGCCTCTACTGAATCAAGAACAAATTGCATAACAGGTAATTCATTCAGATACTCCATCAACCTAACCTGCTGCCATATCTTATTGTCCTTCTCTTGATTCTCTGTGAGGATTCTATCCGTTCTGTTGAGGCGAATTGGCTTTCGACCGTCTTTGTAAGTTTTAACAATGGTTCGCCTCTTTCTTGAACCATCTGCGCCGTCCCAGCAAATAACAATCTGATCTGGCTGAATCTCTCTTGACATCTTTTGAAGTGTCTTGAAGAAGCCTTTCACTCCGCCAATAGGAGCGCCGTTTGTTGACATACTTGGATCTACAATATAGGAACGATAAAAATTATTCGTTCCATCCACTATCATTACTTTCTTCTTCATAAATTCTCCATAAAAAAAACCCCTAGTTGACATCATACTATCAAACTAGGGGCTTGGTGTCAAGTAAAAAATATTTTATTTTACTATTCTGCTGTGGCTTGTTCTACCACTTCTTCTTCATCATAGAAGTCCGAGGCATTCCCCTCACGATTCTTAAACTTCATAATGACGTGTTCGTCCATAACAGAAAATACTGCCTGGCGAAAAGTCTCATCTTGTAGCCTATCTAGCCACTGCTTTCTCTGAAACTTTATTTCTGTTCCGTCTTCTGTGACAAGCGTGTACCAAGCGCCTGCTGTTTTCAGTCGCTCAGAGCCCTTAATTGCATCCAGCCAACTTTCCTCGTCCTGAACTCCATAGAGCCCAGCGCCCCAAAGTATCTGAAACTCACAACGTCGCCCAGTAGTACCGAAGCGTGACTTCTCTAGTTTAACTCTTGCCGTTGAACCAATTCTAAAATCATTGTCGTCCGTGATAAAAGTTGCCTTGCCCTTTGGTTTAGTTAACCAAATACGAAGAGAGTAAGCGTACTGCGCTGCCTTACCACCTGGGGTAGTATAAGGTGTTGTCATTGCCTCGGCAACATTGCTTGTGATATTAGTCTTCAACTGATTTAAAATTAAAAGAGTTGCATTAGCATTAGCAATAGGCACAGTCAACTTTGATAATCCTTTCGCAAGGATTCTAGGTTTAACTGCCATAGAAGACTGTGGATTGAAGTCACCTTCAATATCTGAAATAGAAGGAGTGAACGCAAGTGAGTCCCAAATGAATAGCCACTGATTATCAATGCTAAGTAAGTCTTCGATTGTTTCTAAAACAAACTCCACTGACTCTGCCTGCACATACATCAGGCTTTCTAGATCACAACCTGCCCTCTCTAAAAACTGAGAATCAATTGCTGATTCGGAATCAAAATAGACAACATTAATTCCTAATCGTTGGGCGTTTGCTGCAACGCCTGCTGCAAGATAAGACTTTCCAGAACCTTCCAGTCCCGCAATCTCTGTATATTTACCAACAGGAACACCTGCCAACTTACCAGTAGCAATAATAGAATCCAGCCAGCGTGAACCAGTTGGAATCCACTGCTTTACATCAGTTGGGTTCTCCTCTTGTAAGTTGTGAGCGACATCTCTGCCTGCTTTTTTATTAATCAACTTTCGGATGTCTGACATTGACATCTTTCCAGTTGCCTGCTTCATCTTTGCCATTTATATTATCTTCTCCTTTATAATAAAGAAAAGGGGTGCTATTGCACCCCAGTTCAAATAGTTGATTGACTTAGGAACCGAGTAGTTCCTTAAATGCGTCATCGACGCTTGTTCCAGAGGAACTTGTCGTAGTCGTAGAGGTATTATTTCCCCCTCCGTACTTCGTAGTCTCAGAAGATAATTCTTCTGCTGAACCATCGTCTGCAAGATACTCGTCGAGCATCTGCTGGACATCCTCTGGAGTCTTACGCTCGAACAGAGTGTTGAAGTCTGGAATAGTCTCCAACAACTGAGTACAGGCATCACCCTCCAAATCCTTGCACATCTGCGAGGTTCGACGGGATGGCATCAACTTTGTCTGCGGGAAAGAAGCTCCTGCTGGCTTTCCGTAGCTCAAAAGAAGATCAGTACCTTCCTGTGGATCGGTAATGTCCCCATACTCTGGGTTGAGTACAAGATTCAACAGTTGTTCATAAACTGTCTTACCGTAACCCCAAATCTTAATACCCTCTTCCTCTTGTCCACGAACAATTACTGGTGAGAAGAACCTCTGGCGAGCCATCAAAGACTTTGCCATCTTAGTACTTTCCTCGGTGCCTTCATTAAAAAGCTGTCGGATGAAAGCATCCAACGGATCATCTTCACCAAAGTTCTTCTTTGGTGACAAGAACCCAGCGTTCTTGCCCAAGTTGTAGTGGAAAAAGAATTCTTTGAAAGGATCTCCATCGGCTGTCGGGACAATGCGGATTGTCTGCTCCCCATCCTCTGGACGCCAGAACTGTGATTTCTTTGAGCCTCCTCCACGATTTTGAACTGCGTTCAACTTCGCCTTCATCTTACTTAAATCAATACCCATATTTATTTCTCCTTTATCTTATGGTTATTTGTGGGTAAATTACCCTTGAGTATGCTTGACTAATCTTTCAAGCATCTAATGTTGTATTATTTGTTACTGCTTCGCCTACAACTGTTTTCCAGTTGAAAACACGGAATCCACTATTATCTAAATCCCAGACAATCTCCTGTCCCTCATTGAGAGTTCGTTGTGCTCCACTGCCTTTAATCTTACCATTCAAAAATGATTCTGGTAAGTCATTTAATCGAACAAAGTTCATTTGTCTATTGTCGCCATTTGCCTTTACAAATGTTGCTGTATATGAAGTTATTGTCATTTTATCTCCTATCTCCTACTACTGAACCGAAACCTGTAAAGTTTCTTTCAATTGTAAATTCTAGCTTTGAAAGTCTCCCTGCAAAGCCCTTATTTTTCTCTGGTACCATACCAGGGCTCACTCTCTCGAAATCAATAATCTCGCCATACTCTTCTACTTCTGGAAAGTAAATCAACGCTCTTCCTGTTTCTTTGTTTGTATCGCAATAGATACCTTCTTTTCCGTTGACGTTTACCCCGTAAAGATTGTAGTCTTGACGAGCGATTACAGATTCTCCCTTTACTATTTCTTCCATTTTATTCCTCTGGATACGTTTGAATATTAGAAGTCCAAACCTCTACAAAAGCAAAGTTAGTTTCATATTTCGTTGAGTGAATCTGGTAAGAAGCACCCTGCAAATCTTTCATCTTCTCTTTTACTTGCTTGTTTACATTTTTTAAAACCTTGTAGTCCTCCTCCAAAATATTTTCGTTTACAGCATAATAATAGCACCTATTGGTTTCGTTGTCAATAGGAAAAAAATTATTTTCTTCGCCTGATTGGAAATCCACCATTCCAATAGTATAAATTCTTGTCTCTGGTGTATTCTCAATCTTGTTGTCCAAGACTGGTTTCGTCCTATTGAAAACATTTACCATGTGATACGTGTATCCAATTAACTCGTTTATCTTCTCATAATAATTTGCTGCTGTCAAGCTGTTTTCTAAAATTTCTTCAACCTGTGGGTTTCCGATAATACACATTGAACGAAGAGCGCCTGAGCGAGCGTACTCTTGAAGCACTCTGTAGCAAACTTTATCTTGCAAATAAGCGGTTCTGCCCAAAAGTTCGTGATCTGGCTTGACATAAAGAACATCTATTTGGAATTTTCTCTTCAAAAACTTTAAAACCTGTAAAGATGCACCTGTAACATTCCCCGAGCCTGCCATGATGAACAAGCACTCGCCTGTATCTGGCATGTTCTCGACGAATCGAGTCATTCTTATCTGTTTTTTATCATATTCCTCGTGAGTTGCCCTTTTTGTGATTCCAAGAGTCCTTGAACTTCTGGGGAGTCCCTCGTCAATAGTAAAAACATTGTATTGAGGGTATTGCTCAAAGTATTTAGCGATTTTGCAACCTGCATTGCCTAAACCTACTACATTCATTTCATTTTCCTCATTTCTCCGTAACTTTTGCCGATAGAAACACCAACTTTATACTTTCCAAGTGGTGTTTTGGAGAATTTATCAATCATTTCGGGCAAAAGTGCTTTGTCGTCGTCTGACAAGTCCAGTAGAACGCTGTCGTGAACAAGAAAACGTATCTCTGACATCTTGTTCTCCAACATTTCCCATATATTATAAGCACTATTAAGAAAAATATCGCTGGAGGTTGACTGAATAAGGTAGTTTAAAGCTTTCCTATCTGGTGATTCAATAGTTCGTCCCATTGGTGTACTTATCTTACCTTCTGCATAATACTTTTCAACTAATTTGTCTCTATTATAGTAACTTTCTGCTTTCTTGTCAAGAGCATTTGGATTATATAACCAAGAAAATATCTTTTCTTTTGCCTCTTCTCTTGTTGTACCCTCGTCATAAATATTTTCAACATTCCAGAGGTGTAAGTCCTCATCTGGCTGAATTGTTCCAGACAATCCAAGCAGGGTTCTTAGCTCTGCTGCATTAAAGTCTAATTCCACCAAC